CGAGCTGATTCACGCTTTCAAGTAGTGGCATGACTGCTTGAATTGCGAGATTTTTCATCTGATTCCATTGCTGTGCCCAGGTCATAGGCATTTCCGCAAATTTGGCGTTTGTCTCCTCTGCCGCCGCAAACATAGCGTTTTTGACAATTGTTGCTGTCACTTGCCCCTCAGAGGCCAGCTCTCTCAGTTCTCCGGTAGTCACGCCCATATAGTCTGCTATAGTTTGCGCAATCATGGATGAGTTTTCCATCACAGAGTTTAATTCCTCGCCGCGCAGCGCCCCGGAGGCAAGGCCCTGTGTAAGTTGTAGCATGGCCGCCTCAGCCTGTTGCCCCGCAGTTCCTGAAATGGCCATTTGCTTGTTGATCTGCTCGGCAAATGCTACGACCTCCGCACTGCTGGAAAATGCATCCCCGGCCAGATTACCTAATTGGGCCACAAATGCTGCAGTATCGGCATAAGCCCCTCTGGATCGCTGGGCAGAATCAAAAATCATTTGGTTGAGTTCTTCAGTGGTCTGCAACCCGTCATTCATCATATCCAGCCGTGCGGTATTGGAGGCAATCATATCGGATAGATCCAGCATTGAGCGAGCCCCTTGGAAACCGAGGTATGTCCCGGCCAGATTCCGGATGGTACTGGCCAAATCTGAAGATGCTGCTGCTGTACGCCGCTGGCTGCCTTCCAGATCATCAATGATCTGCCGCATCCGCCGGGTGGACTCGGAGGCATTTTCTATCTCTCGGATATACCGAGTGAAAGCCTCAGTAAAGCGGTCATACAAAACCAGATCTTCCCGAATCTCCGACATTGGTTCACCCCTTCCCTATCTGATCACGCAGTTTCTTTTCATCTTCCATGCTTTTTATGGCGAATTCAGCCACAAGCCGCTTTTCTCGGGGCGGCAGGTTATTGTACTGAGACGGGGGCCAGCCGAGGTTGACAAAGCAGTAATACGCCACCAGCGTGTCGCCATCCCACTGGCCCCCGTCGATCAGTTTTTTACTTCATCCTCAAGACCGGAAACTCCGGAAAGCTGCGAAATCTCCTGCAGCAGGGCATTGAACTCCCCCGCTCGCAGCATCTTGCCAGGGACCAGGCTGGGGTCCAGCGTCCCATACCGCTGGCACAGTTCGGTGGAGGAAAAATTGGGCTCTACGGTGGCCGCCACTACCATAAGCCGGGCAAACGCAGCGGAGTCAATGCGCTCCTGAACGACGCCGTTGACCTTTTCCCGAATCGTGGCCTTCTTGGTGATGGCCTCGGTCTCCTCCTGACTCATAGAGCGGATCCGGAACGGGACCACGTTCCCGTCCTCATCGGTAAACCGCTTGGAGACCACAACGTCCTTTTCCTCCTGGATGGGTGCGGGATTCAGAAACGCGGAAAGCTTACTCATAAAAATTCCTCCTTACTGCCCAAGGGTGGCCGGGTCCGTGAATGCGGACAGGCGGGCCACGCTGGTGTAGGTAAAATTGAAATCATAGTTCAGCATGGTTTCCTCGCTGTCCAGGACGGACAGCGGGATGGTCCCGGTCAGGGTACACCCGTAGTAGGCCATCACCTGGCTGCCCACCGAAGTCGTGGGGTCGCTGTTGGTGATCTGGATGTTGAATTGGGGCATGATGCCGGTCTGGATGTACTGCAGCACCATGTCGGTAAAAACGTTGGATCCATAGTAGATGTTCCCGGTACCCGCCGGCTTGTAGCCGTTGTTTTTCGGCTGGATCATCCGGGTCCCGATCACCTTCATGTCCTTGCTCTGGATATCAGCCGTGGTCTTGATGTTCCGCATACCGGCCACAACGATGTTTTGGCCGTCTCTCTCAATGACCACGCTGCCTTCCGCACCGTTTACGGTGTCTTTTGCCAGAAGAAAAGGCATCCTTGCACCTCCTTACGCGTCCATGGAAATGGTAATGTAGATCTTCTCCACCGAGCCGACCGGCTGAATGGAGAGGTTCACCAAGATGGCGTTGATGGCGTCGCCCGGCTCCACGGACACATCCTCGGCCGTGAAGTTCTGGATCCCCTGGTTGGCCTGGATATCCAGCAAATAGCCCACAATGGCCGCCTGGAACATGGAACGCCCCTGTGCGTTGTTGTTCACCACACCCAGATAGTTCTGGCTGAACTGCTGGTAGAGATCGTTTGCGATGGTATTGGCCAGGCGCATGGTCCGGTTGTAGCGGTATACCTCGGTGATATCGGTGGTGTAAGTGACCAGAGAGTTGATATCCTGCTCCACGTACACCCGGCCGTTGTCAGAGGTCAGTACGAACTGCCCGGCGTTGAGCGCGGCAATATACTGGGCATTGGTCATCAGCGTGGTGGAGACCGCATTGGGGTAGTTCGCATTGGTGAGGGCTTCGTTGTACATCGCCCCGGCCAGGGCGCCGCCGGCCCACCAGCACACCTGCTGCATGGTCAGCTCGGTACCATCATTGAGGGTCGCCGGGGACATGACATTGACCACATACCTGCTGTCCGGATTGGTGAGGTTGGCCGCCACCAGCTGGCAATAGATCCCGTTGTCATCGTTCTGGCGTTTGATGAAGCTGGTCATGGCGGTCTGCACAGTGGGATCACTGCCGTCATAGATCAGCACGTCAAACTTATAGGGCTCAATGGCAGTGAGGAAGGTGGAATAGGCCGACGCCTCCACCGTGCCATCGTTTCCGCCGGTAAGCGGAGAGCCCACAGTGGCCGCCACGGCTCCCTCGCCGCTCCAGGTCACCCAATCATTGGCCACCAGGTCGGACACATTGGTAATACCGGTCTGCTCGTCCACCACATTGCCATCCACCACGGTGGAGACGGCGAACGTCTCGGCGTCCACTTCCTCCGTAATGATGATGGTAATGTCATTGCCCCGGACGCCGGGATACAGAGCGGTGGCCGTCAGCACCCCGGTGGTCACGGTGGCCTTGGCGGAGCTGGTAGCCGTAGGGCGGTAGAGCAACACCTTGTTCGCGCCGCTGGTCCGGTTGGTGCCCAGGAAGATCTGCTGCAGGAACCGCGCTTCCGGGCTGGTGATGTCATATCCGCAGAAGGGAGTCGTATCCGCTCCGGCCTCCACGGTCATCACCTGGCCTACCGGACCCCAGCTCATCGGCTCACAGATGGCCACAGTACCCCGCTCCCCCACCGTCAGGCCAAGCCCCTGGGTGGAGGTGAAGCGGATGTACACGCCGGGGCGTACTTTATTCTGACTGGTCCAGGTGCCTCCCGGCATGGTCAGTCACCTTCCTTTCCAAAAAACGCCTTGACCGCTTTATCGGCCTCGGCAAGGGTGTATTCCGGCTTGCAGAGGACTGCTGCAAGAAAGTCCTTCTGATACCCGGCGTATCGCTTGCTGCGCAGCAGCGCCTCCCGGGTGTAGGTCTTGATCTTCTTATCCATTGGTCACCTCCGGGGTATAGTCCATGCTCTCCATGGGGTTGAAGTCCTCGGGCAGCTCCACCCAGACCTGAAGCTCAAACTTATAGTGCAGCGCATCCAGATCAATGCGCCACTCCCGCTCGTAGGTGCGCAGCAGGCTGGTCCCCTCCGTGGTGCCGTCCGTATAGGGAAAGGTCTCCATCACAAGGTCCAGAGCCTCCGCCGCGGCCTGATAAAGCTGCTGCATATTGGGCAGGTTGTAGTCCACCAGGTAGGTGAGATCCAGGCCAATCTGACGGAGCCAGCGACCGCCCTGCCGTAATTTTGGGTAGCTATAGCGCTGCTGCAAAAACATGCACGGGGTCTGGGTGCCCTGCTGGTTGGGGTCCACGTAAAAGGTCACGCCCGGGAAGGATGGAGCCAGGTAGGCCGCCAGGGACTGGGCGACAGTGGAAAGGGTAAAGTTCACTCAATAACCTCCCTTACCCGTCCCAGTTCCCGCCGCAGGACCCGCTTGTACTCTTTCTTTGCTTCGTCCACCATGAATATTCCAGGTACACGGGTGGTCTTAGTGCCGACCACAATACCAACTTTTGCGCCGGGGGCATATTCCAGAAGACCAGATTCCGGGTCAATATACAGACCAGGGACAAAGTGGCGGTCCATCCGGTGCCCATCATTGACATAGGAGGCATACTCCATGTCATTGGCGAGCGTGGTCTTATAGGCGCTGCCGGACTTTCTGGGATCCGGTTTACTGTCTGTGGCCCAGTGCTGCTTCATTTCACCGCTGCGGGTGCTTGTTCCTCTGAGGTCATCTCCATCATCATCCTGCGTGGGTGGGGTCAACTCGGCGGCTTTTTCAATGGCCCGCAGCGTGGCATTACGGCAGGCGCGTTTCATCGTGGCTTCAATCTGAGGCACGGTGGACCTTAGCTGCCGCGCCCGTTCCATCAAGGTCAGTTCCATGACTCGCTCCTCCTTTCACGATTTCCTGCTGCAGCAGGCGTATTTCCTGGTGCGCCAACCCAGGCAGCACAGCCCCAAAGGGTTCAAAGTAAAGGTTTGGGTCTGCCGCAAAGGCCCGGATATCCAGCGCCGTCCGTCCCAGCCCGGCCCCCCGGTGGATGATCAGCTGGTCCCCCGGCTGAATGTCCACGGATACGTCGCACATAAGCCGGTCGGCCTGCTTGACGTAGGCCGCTGTCTGCTCCATGTTGATGGGAGCGCTGTCGCTCTGGTAGATCCGGCAGGGTATGGCCGTGTAGAGCTCCGTCAGAGTATTGGTGGTCAAACTATTGGCCGTGGTGGAGACCACGCGCCAGATGTCTACGGTGTCGGTGTACCAGTCTTGGAAGTTCACAGTACACCTCCGTTAAATGGCGTAGGATCCACCCAGCCCCACCAGCTTGGCCCTGTTGGCCAGCATCTGGCCGTAGGTGGTGCTGTTGAGGTCGCCCCAGTCCTCGGTGCCCTTGGTCACGGCGGTGGTGTCATAGCTCACGCTGGAGTCTCCCAGGGTGGCCGACTTAACCACGCCCACCAGCGCCCCGGAGGCGGCCGCCTGGGCCGCCGTTGGGCTGCTCTCGGCATAGGTGCGCAGGTAAAGGGTGGCGTAGTGCGCCACATAGAGCCCCACAGCGTACCGCCAGGATTCCAGCCACTTGTCCGGCTGCACACAGGCGTTTGCCATGTTGATGATCTCCTCCAGCATGGTGGCCGGAACCAGGCACACAGAGGGGTTCTCCTCGCTGCCCGGGGTGAAGAACTGCGGGAAGTCCTGCTGGAATTGCTCCGCCGTATAGTTGCCCTGAGACTGCCCAATATTGGCGGCCATAGCCCGGACGCCGTAAAACTGAGGATTTCCGTAGAACATCCCGCAGCCCCTCCTTCCTCACTCCTCGGTCGTCTTGTCTCCACGCCGGACCTTGACCGGCTTCTCCGCAGTTTCCTGGGTATCCTTATCCTTGCGGCTCTCGGGAACGCCGATCTTCCCATCGGCCACCAGGGCGCGGAAATAGTCGGTATCGGCGGCCCAGTCGGGAATCTCTCCGACATAGTCCCGGGGCACCGTGTGGGCCTTGGTTCCATCGGAGCTGGGCAGGATCACCCGGCGCTTGGAAATGATGAACATCAGGTGTCACCGCCAATCTGGTCCCAGTAGGTAATGGTCTGGGGATACATGACCTCAGGCTCGGACAGGTTTGCCATATAGGCGGTGTCGTAGCAGACATTCGCCACATTGGGGGCGGACATGATCCGGGACAGCGGCACCAGCTCGTCCGCCTTCAGGTACCGCTCATGGTTGACGTACACCACCATGCGGTCGGTGCCGCCGGTGCCCGCACCCTTGCACCACTGTGTGGCTCCGATGAACAGGTCCCCGCCGTTTTTGCTGGTAATGTTTTTCTCCATGATGTAGTCATAGATGGACTTGGTGGCCAGGTCAGAAACGGGGGTGCTGAGAATGTAGTTGTACTCCTCATAGGGCAGCAAAATGTGGTTGGGCAGTGCGTCCAGATCATTGCCGGCCTGGTCCCACGTGGTAATCAGGGCTTTATTGACATCGGCCAGGATCTCGGCGGGGGTCTTGGTCACCCAGTTGCCGTTACCGCTGGCCCCGTCGGCCACAGTGGACTCGGTGGCGTCGGGATTGTTGATGATGCCGGTGGTCTCATACTCGGACAGGCCGGTATAAATGTTCTGGTCCTGGTGCTTATCAAAAGCCATGCGGACGCCATCCTGCAAAAGCTGGTCCATGGACCGGCCGATGAAGTTGGCCCGCTGCATATCCTGGAACATCACCCGAAGCGCCACGGCAAAGGTGTGCGCCTTGTAAATGCCCTTATCCACGGATGCCTGTACGATGGGCAGACCGCTGGCGCCCCCCGCCTGCACGGGAGCGGCCCCGGCGCCGCCGGTGATACCGTAGGCCACAGACATGGCAGAGACATAGTCCACCCAGCCGCCGCCAGTCTGAATGACGATGTCGCGGGGATAGGTAACCGAGGTCAGGGGCTTGCGGATCATGGGGTCGCGCTTCTCCAGCTCGGAGACCAGGAAAGCGCCGCCGGAGGCGATGCCCGCAGCATCCATGGTGGGCACACCGCCGATAGCAGGGGCGGCGCCGGTGAACTTCACAACACCAGCGTTTACGGTTCCGACATTCTGAAAACTCATAGCGTTTGTTACCTCCTATCAGGCGTTCAGCCGGGTGAGGATGACCAGCTCCGCGATGCCGTTGGCGTCAGGAGGGCCGCCCCACTGGGCATTGGTGAGCTGCACCACATTACCGCTGTCATCCTCGGACTCAAAGCCGCCCACCTGAGCGCTGGAATAGGTTCCGTTGTAGGTAGTCCGAACATACACAGCGCCGCCCAGGGCGGGGGTGCCGCGCTGGCACTTGACCTGGATGGATCCGCGCTGGAACACGCTCACAGGGTCGCCGGGGTTGTACTCACCGGGGCTCTGCTCCAGGTAGGTAAGAGAGCTTTTGATTTCCCGGCCAGCCACGCCCACAAACTGGGCGGCGACAGCATCGGCGCCCATCTGCACCACGGTTCCCCCGGAATAGACCAGAGGGGCGCCGAAGGGAATGGCAGCGGAGCCGCCGGCGGGGCGGGTGTTTACGATCATGTCAGGCTGCCGGGCATAGGACCCGGCAAAGCCGGCAGTCATGGCAGTGCCGATGACCTGGGGATTCAGTCCAGCCATGGATTAGACCTCCTTCTTCATCTTGTGGGGGTTGCGGGCCGCATAGGCGTTCTCGGCCTCGGTACAGATCTTCTCGTAGTTGGTGCGCTTGGCCTCCTGGGATGCCCTGCGGGCGCTGTCCTGGGCGGCCGTCATGATGCTGCCCACCATGTTGGGGCCCTTGATCGTGGACAGCAGCGCATCCACTACCCGGGCCCGCTCGGTCCTGTCCTGAATGGCCGCCACGGCCGGACGGACCTTCTTCAGCAACTCCACGGCGGCGTCCTTGGCTGCGGGGGACATGCAGGCGACATCCTCCATCTCCTCTGCGGGAACGGTAACGGCGGCCTCGGGGTCTTCCCGACGCTCAGCCTTTCCGGCCAGCTTCTCCACCATCTCGTCCAGGTCAGTCTCATCATGCAGGGGGTGCTCTCCCCGGCCGCCGCGGGCATTGGCCTCCAGCATCTCCAGGATCCGATCCAGCTTACTGCCGAAATCGTCGCCCTTGGGTGCTTTTTCCACCATCACGTCCTCTGCGGGTTCTGCCTCCGGCGCCTTGTCCTTGCTGGGATCAGCAACAGGCTCGGCGGGTGCGGCATCCAGCGCGGTGGCGGCAGTGGTCACCAGATTCTGCAGCTCCTCATCGGAGCCGGCATCCTTGGCCGCCATACCCAGGGCGGTCAGGATAGCACGGGTAAATTTGCTCATATAGTTCCTGCCTTTCTCCGCCTCGGGGGCGGCGTCTTTTATTGCAACATCGTGCCCGGCCCGGCCCTGGTGGACCACCGCCACGTGATTGCCTCGGATCCTCTGCTGCTTATACCCATTCCCATCCGGCACATAGTCGCACAGATACCCGCAGGATACCTCCCGGACCACACCATTCTCTACATCGGAGGCCAGCCCCGGGTCCTTGATATACAGGTCTGCCACGGTGTTGTCTCCCACCCGGCGGACGTTTTGGATATGCCCTTTGGAATAGGCTGCCCGGTTCTCCGGACACAGGTTCTCCGGGGGATGTCCCTGGGTGATGTCCTTGCCCTCAAAGGAAGCCAGGGCTGCCGGATCGAAAACATCCTCCGGGTTCCGGTGTACGATCACTACCCGCTCGGGGTCTCCGTCCAGCTGCAGGTCCCGGGCGGTGTACTCCTGGTCCCCAGTGCGGTTGATGGGGACATCATGGCAAATCAGGTACCCCTCCGGCGTTCGGGTCATGTGGGGGCTGATCCTGGCCCCGTAGTATGCAATGGCCATCACTCCACCCCCGATACCAACGCAGAATAGTCCACAGGATTACCAGTCTGCTGAGAGATCAGCTGCGCCACATGGGCGATGTGGTCGGTCTCATCCGCCAGCAGCTCCAGCAACACAGGGATATCACCAGGGGGAGCCATGGCCATGGTGGCAGCATAGGCGCGGGTTGCCTCGATCTCGTCCACCAGATTTCTCTGCAACAGCTCCAGATAGTCCACTTTCATCACCTCACAGGCATATAAAAAGCCGCAACCATCCGGAATTTCCGGAAAGTTACGGCTCACAGGCTCACACAATGTTGTTTAATTATAATCCCGGCACAGTTTCTTTGACAGACCTCAAAAACTGCGCCGCCTTTTTCATCTTGCTGTTGTCTTCCAGAAACTCTATCCCTTTCTGGGTTATTTTTGCGCCATATACTTTTGCCTCATGGATCCTACCCACAGCAGACCGGAAGGATATTCCAGTGATGTACCCCTCCACGACAAGGCTCTCCAAAAGGTTTATCCAGTATCCGTTGTTAATCCCCAGGGCATCTGGCCCGAACATCTCAAGCTCTGCCTGCTCCCCTGCTTTAAAGCATTCATACAGATACCGGAGTATCCGATATGCCAGCACAAAATAGTCATCTTTCGCCATGCTGTTCCCTCCTAATATCCTCACTAGAGAAAGATTTTAATTTCGCCCTCCCAGGTGCATTTTTCACCGGTGGACAACTTGCCCCGGCACTTGGCCATAATACCCCGACATACGGCACCCTCCAAAACAGGAAACAGCTTCTTTCCGCATACCGGGCAGCAAAACCAGGTTTGACCATTGATCGTGCGTATCATTGTGCGTTCGCCTCCCTGTACAGCCGCTCCCACTCGCGGTATTTGTCATCGTTGGCCAGCTTGTGCCGTTCAAAGGTCTGGTAGGTCTTGGGCACCTTGTCGCCCAAGGTCATCCGGTACATCTCCCACTGTCGGTACCGCTCAAGCCAATGTTTCCGGGCTATCTCTTTCTTTCGGTATGCCCCAATCTGCTTTTTGCTTCTGGGATCTACGGAATATGGATTCTTTTGGGGATTGGAGAAGTCCTTGATTTTCTGGATCTCTTCCGGCGTCCGGCCGGCGGTGGTCCATGGAATTAAGACGTGTAGGCAATTATGAGTAACTATGTTATTATAGGTATAGAAGCCATATTTGGTTTCCAGGTTATAAACCGTACCATGATACTCGGAGGTGTCTACATGAACAAGCTTACTTACGACCAAAGCGTTATCACGAAAGAGACATTGCAGTCTTTGCGCAGCCAGGGGTTCACTTATGCGAAGATCGCGGAGCATTTCGGGGTAACTGAGTACACCGTCAAACGTGCCATGATCGACTACGGGCTTCTTAAGAGAAAGAAGGGGAAAAAGTTCCTTGATGTGTCTCCTGGATATGTCGAGGCCCGTGCCGAAGAGTTCCAGAAATTTCTTGGGCTCCACAATCAGGGACTCACTTTTACGGAGATTGCCCAAGAGTGTGGTCGTTCTCTCGCATACGTTGGTCGGCTTTTTACTCTCAACGGATACAGTTTTGACACCACCACCAAAACCAAGGCGGCGCATGATGCAGTGCGTGGCATGTCTCGGTCTTTGGAGGATCTTGAAAAGCGGGCCGCTGGGAAGGAACAGATGCCGCCCAAAATGTCCAGATGGGAATCCTTTTTTGCCGACTGGCTTACTTCCCAAGGGATTGAGTTTACCTTCAACAAAGCCTTCGGGAAGTACAATTTTGACTTCGCTGTTGGCGATTCCGTCGCCGTGGAATTGTTTGGGGGTGCCTTCCACGCAGACGGACGTGCCGCCGCCAGACTGAACGATAGAATGTCCTATATCCTCAACAGGGGTTGGAATGTTTACATCATTTGGTGCCTCTCCAAAGAGGAAACGATATTCCCAGGTTGCCTCAACGATTTTTTGACCTTCTTGAAGTTGCGCAGCGGGGACAAAACCGGCTGTTGTCAGTATCGGGTGATTTGGAGTGACGGTGATCCGGTTTCCTGCGGAGGTTTCGAGAGTGATTACCGGTCCGCTGTATTCCCGGCTCGTATGCGCCATAACGCCCTCCGCAAGTACCGTACCACCGGGGACTAAGCAATTCGGGTGAATGTTCAAATAGGTGTTTGCCAAATTATCCGACCCGCTCGGGTCTATCTTCCCAAACGCATCCGCCAACGCCGGGAAATCCGGGTCTGTTCCGCTGCGGGAGTATACCCGGCCCTCATAGGGCGCGCAAATGGCGCAGGTGGTGCCGTGGCTGCTGATTTTGTACAGGTCCTGTTCTGGATCCGCACTCAATACGGCGGCAATCTCGGCTTGCCGGGAGGTTGTCCGGGTCACCATGGAGCAGTAGGTATGCAGGCTCCAACGCCTGCCCGCCCTATCCACAAACGCTGTGATCCCTTCTCGCCTCAGGGCTTCCACAAAGCCAGGTACCGCGGCGTTCACGCCCTTCCCCGTGGCCTGCATAGCCGCTACCTGCTCCAGACCTACCCTCCGGTATACATCCGGTTCCACTCGCCCCAGGATAGCGCTCTGAATGGTTGCCATCGCTGTCATAGCTGCATCGGTGATCTCGCCCATCAGCTGCTGCGTCAGCATCTGGACCAGGTTCATCTGCTCTCCAGTAAGGGCGGCTGCGTTCATGTACCCGGCCGCATGTTTTGCGGCGGTCTCCGGCACCTCCAACGCCTTGCGAGCCTCCGGCACCCGGACATAGAACTGTTTTTCGATCATCTTGGGCACATATTCCCAGGCGTCGTTTTCCAGCTTTCGCAGAATGGTCTGCACACGCTCCAGAGCGGCTACGGCATGGTAGTCCACAAGCCCCCTGGATCGCAAGCGGCCGATTTCGTTGATGATGTCGGTCTCAGCTTTGAGATAAATGGAAATCAGCTTCTCCAGCTCTTTCCCATTCGGTGCTCGTTGCAGCGTCGGCATTGTCCAGGTCCTCCCCGTAGCTCAAACCCATCTGCGGGTCACGCAAAGATGTCGCATCAACATACGTCCGGCCCTTGTTGGCGGCGATCTCCTCGTCAGTTATGCTGCCGAAGATGCCCGTTTCCTCCTCCAGCTTTTTGAGTTCCTTCTGGGCTGTATCCACGTTGAGCAGCCCCGCTTGATAGCCGGAAACAATAGCCTCGGCCTTGCCCTTGGCAATCTCCGCCACTTCCTTGGCTGTCGGGCTCCAGAGGGGTGGGAAGTCAATTTCCAGATTATCAGGCACCGCTCCCCAGGCCGACATGGCCATAACGGGCAGCAGCCGCACCAGCGCCGGCCGCAGCTTTGCTTCTCTCTGGCTGTTTACATAGTCATAATAATTCTGGAGATCGCTTTCGCCGGTGGCGTTCATGCCCGCCGGCGAGCGTCCAAACAGTTTGGTCATGGGATAATGGCTGGCGCCGCACAGGTTCATGCACATACATTCGTACACTTCCTGCAATCCAGTGAAGGTATACTGTGTATTCTTCATCTGGTCCCCTTTATTGACCAGCTGATAACCAAAATTGGAGCGCATGACAGACTGTGCCTGCATGACGTTCCAGAATCGCCGTTGCTGCTCGGTGGAGCCAAGGGAAAAAAGCTGCTCCAGGTTTTGGACCTCCATGGTATCAATATTGGCCCGGAAGGTCAACGCTGCCATATTGGCGCTGACATTGTCGTGGGCCACCACATATTTGTACAGGGCCTCCACCTCGGACCCGCCCCAATACAGCTCAGCGATCTGCTCCAGATATGGCAGCTCCCGCCCAGTGAACCTCACAACTCTTGAGTGATGTACCCGGGCCACTGTACGCCCTTCGGCGTTGTTGATCATGTAGTACTCCGGCAGATTAAAGTCCGGATCAGATATGTCAGACACCAGACCCATATCAGGGACAATCCCGCACCATCGGTCCAGGATCATCAGCCCAGCGAAGCTTCCCGGCATAATGCTCTCCAACTCCAGCGGCCTGTCCAGCATACTCTCCTGGCCGCGGATCAGGATAACGCCGGCCGCGCCGCCATACAACCTCCCCCAACAGAGTCCCTGATTGAGCCGTTGCCGGAGCTGCGTCACCCGCTCGACCCGTGCCAGCTCATCCAGATACTTCGGTGTGAGAGATCCCCGGAGTTTATACCACTCCCGGAGCATGTCGTCTACCATCAGGCCGACCACGTTCTGAACCACCCAGTTGTCTCTGTAAAGAGAATTCAGCAGGGCATAGTTGTCGGTCATCCGGGTCAGCGGGTACTCTGTGGCCTCCATGGGAGATTGTGAGCCATATCCCAGCCGGAACAGCGGGTTGCTGAATGCGTCCAGAACCGGCACGCCGTAATTTGGTTGTCCGCCCTTCGGCGTGCGCTTATTCCTTCTGGACACTGCTCAAACCTCCAATCAGGTATGGATCAAATCTCCAATCCGGCAGAGAGTTGACAAAGTACCGCAGGGCGTCCGGCCCGTGGTCCCGTTCCTTCAGGGGCTTGTCCTCCCCATGCTGGCTGGCCTTCTGGTCCCACAGGTAGGTGCCCATTTCCCCCAGCAGAGGCTTGCACCGCTCCCGGTTGATCAGCAGCTTGCGCCGGTGGATCAGGGTGGCCGTTCTCCGTATCCCCGCCAGCACATCATTTTCTGCCTGGATCACATACACACCCCGACGGCGCAGTGCCGCGATGAAGCTGGCCGCCGACGGGTCCACAATGACGGCACATGGATTTTTCCCCATGAAGTCCTGAAGATCATCGGCGTACTCTTCATCGGTTTTCTGCCGGCCGCCATTGTCCCGGTCTCGGCTGTCCCACCTGTATTCCCGGTCCACATAGATGGTCCCATCATAGTCGTAGATGTCCAGGAATACCGTAGGGTTGGTGGTGCCATAGTCGCAGGCTATGCTTCTCACCCCATCGAAGTGAAGCGAGTTTGGGGCCCGCTCGTAGGTATTTGCCTCTGTGTCGAACATATCATAAATCAGGCCCTCGGACATCACCCAATGTCCTAAAATGAAGCGCTCATAAAAGACCCCTGCAAAGGTGGCCTTATAGCGGTTTTTAGTCTCCTGGTCCAAGGATGGGTTGTCGTCCATTGTGAAGTGGAGCCGCAAGGCATTGTGCTTGTCCGCTTTGCAGATCCACTCCTTGTAGAACCAGTGTTCCGGTCCCTCCGGGTTGCAGTTGAACCACAGCCTGGCCCCAGCTACCGAGCATCGGGCCAGGGCCTGCTCCACAAAGGACCGAGGCATCAGTGCCGCTTCATCCAGCAGCACCCCCGCCAGGGTTATGCCCTGGATCAGCGCGGCACTCCCCTCATCCTTGCCGCCAAAAAGGTAGATGCGGTTTTCCCTCTTGCCCCGGCGTGCCAGGATCATGTGCGCCGCTCGGTTATACTGGATAAAAAAATGCTGCCTCAGATAGGTCACACCCAACAGAGGGGTCACTATATTGCGCTCTACCGCTCCCACACTTTTCCCACAAAGCGCGAAAGCCCGCTCGGTGAAATTGCCCATCGCCCAAAGGAAAAAGGACAATGCCATTACGGACGTCTTTCCGCTGCGCACCGCGCCATCACAGATCAGAGCCTCATAGCCGCTATAGGGGAATCGAAGGATCTTGCGCTGCTTTTCAGAGAAGCCCACTGTCCTGTTCCTTCTTCAGCGAGCGGGTAATGGGGTCGTCTTCCGCCTCAGCGCCTCCACCGGCAGCCCCAGGAGTGAACATGCCCAGGTTTTTACCAAGCAGCTCCATCGCCTTCAGCGCACCCTTGGAGTCAAACACATAGTTTCCCGATTCTACCCATTCTTTCTGATCTCGGTCATAGGTCATCACCGGCTTTGCCTCCATACAGCGGCGGTAGACCTCCATCACATGCAGGCTAATGGTCTCCGGACTGATTCCCAGCTGGCGGCACAACTCATTCGCGCGCGCGCGCCTGTACGCGGAAACCTTGGGCGACCTTAGCAGCTTGCACGCCTGCACGGCCGCGGAGGCGTTTTTCTTTCCTGCGGTGTACCCGGCCCGGATGGCGGCCTGCGTCCCATTTCCGTCCTTTTCGTATTCCTCAACGAACAAGCGTTCTTTCCGCGTCAGCAGCCGCTCCAATTCCTCCAATCCCATTTTCTCGTATTCGGCCATGACGCTGCCCTCCTCCCGCCAGGCTGAAAATCTTCCTTCCCACCCATTGTACCACACTTTCCGCAGCGCGTGCCCAATTTATCGGGCACACTAAAAATTTTTTGTGCGGCCCAGCAGGTAGTCCGCTGACACACCAAAAAGGTTCGCCAGCTGGCAGATCGTCTCTGTGGATGGGTCCGCCTCTCCCCGCTCGTAAACCGCGATCATGTTCTTGCTCAGCCCACACAGCTCAGACAGGGCCCGGCGACTCAGCTCCTTCCGCTCCCGCAGCCTCCGCAGACGCACCGAAAAGGTCTCATTCATTCTGCTTTTTCCTCCTCCCATGGCGTTTTGTGCTGCTCTCCAGCGGCAAGACCCATCGTATGTACGCCGCCGAAAATCCACTTTCCCCATCTTCCCGGACTTCCCGCTCTACAACACGGGCTTCCGGAGGCACCTTCACCGTTCCCGCTCGCCTGACCGGAATCGGCGTGGTATAAACGGACTGTTTGAGCCCCTGGGAATGAGACCATGCCCGCTCCCCACCATAACCCGCGTTTCGGATCATGTACCGGGCCACCGCGGTATAGTCCCCAGTGGCATCCAGCATCCGGTATGAAAACTCCTCCGGCGGCCAGTGCTTGGCAATCAGATCCCAGGCCATGGCATCCATGACCACATGGTGATGCAGCCGCACAGGCCGCCCCGTTTTTGCGGACACGCTGGCAGTCACCAGCCACCAGGTCAGTTTTTTCCCAGTAGCTTTTTTGTATGCCCTGGCAAGCCTCCGCATAAAATTCCTTGCAATCCGCTTCGCTCCATCCTTGGTGGCGGGCAGCCTGGCATCGGAGTACTTCAGTGTCAGGAAGAGATCTCCTCCCTTGCAGTTTGCGTTGAACTGGCGGGCCAGGACCAATACCGCCTCCTCCTCGTTTCTCTTGACCTGTTTCGCAGATGACTTTCCTCTCCTGGCTCCCCTCGGCCGGCCCCCACGTGTTTCCATCAGCACGTCCCGCACCTCCACGGCTCGTCCTGATATGATCCGATAGCGCATCAGCTGTTTCACCCTATTCTCCTCCCTGTAGATTGATGGTGGTCGAGTTCTTAGCGGTCTAAGGGCCCCGTATAGGAACGCGCGCGCGTTCCTTATTATATATAAATGAACCTCTGCGCTGCCTCCGGCGTACCGGACGCACCGAACAGGCCCATTTCAGAAGGGGCAGACTCACTGGCCCGCCCCTTCTCCAGATTCCTTAATTTTCCTTTTTATAGGCTTCCACGATTTTTTTGCGGTCTTCCTCACTTGTGATGACCATCAGCTGCCCGTAACTGATTTTCCTCCTCCGTGCCTCGACGCACAGGGCAATCAGCTCTATGTTCGCCATGTATCGCTCCTCCTTCCCCAGTCTTTCTGATCAATGTAAGGGCAATCTGCACCTGAGCTCCAATCCCCAGGCGCCGGAGATCTATATCCATAGTGCAGCGCCTCCTTATAGTTGGGATATAGTACTATTTGTTTCTCCGCTATCCGTCACCGTATAGGTGTTTCCTCTTATCCTTCATTCTCTTACACTGAGGATTGACGTCGGCCATACTCCGGCCCTCTGCCGGGCGCCCCGTATTTCCTACCATTACCCCACGTAGGTACGCAGGCCTTCATATCAACAGGGCGTCCGGCAAACAAAAAGAGGTCCGGGCGGGTGAGCGATCCCACCCGGCAGAGGGCCGGAGCATGGAGCATTACAGCCTGCGTCAATCAGCCAAACTCCCCGGCACATAATACCGCGTACACTTCTGGCAGCGATCCAGCTGGCCGAAGGCCACGCACATATCGCAGTCGCCGCACACCTCACAGACAGAGCAGGCCTCAAAGCACACCAGATTCCTGCGGCAAAAAAAGCGATCCCGTATCACGTCCCCCTCCACTGGAATCACTCCTCTCCCTCCCAGCCGGGGCAATAGTCCTCCACGGGGCCGTCGTATTTGCAGAGGAAGCAGCACTCAGTGTCGTCGATTGGCCGGGCGCGGATGGTGGCGGCCATTGCCTCCATATCCCGCACCGCAGCGGCCAGAGACGCCTCGGCCTCATCCGCCCGGGCCTCCGCGTCCTCCAGCGCGAAC